CGTTCCTTGACCGATTCTCTGTTACGATGTATCAGCCTTATCCTACCGAAGCCATCGAGAAAAAGATTCTCGTGAAAGCGGCTGAGGGATTCGGAATCGAATCAGAGGCACTTGGGAAGTTCATTCCAAACCTCACAATGTGGGGAGACATTATCAGGAAAACCTTTGAAGAGGGTGGAGTTGATGAAATTGTTTCAACCCGTCGTCTGGTGGATATCCTGAAATCATTTTCAATCTTCGGAGACCGTGGGAAAGCCATCAAAATGGCAATCGAGCGTTTCGATGATGAAACCCGTGAGTCTTTTATGTCTCTTTATGAAAAGATTGATGCCGGTGTCGGGATGGAAGATGTAGCCACTGAAACCTCTGAAGAGGTCACTATCGAAGAGGTCGATGTTGACGAAGATTTATAAGAGATAACTCCGTGGGGCAGTTTGAGTCCCCTCATTCAACACCCTCGGCCCTCTCCTCTTTTGGGGGTCGAGGACTTTTTACAAATGCTAGAAGGATAGCAAAATGACAGTCGCACCAGTTAGAGAGTTTTGGGACCGCAAAGTAGATAAAGCCCTCCAAATGTTTGAATACGGTGCTTGGGACCAAGATAAGTTTGTGGATGAAATGTCCAGGTTAGGGTTCGATAAAAATTATATTACGGAGACATTGAATGAGTAAATTTGATTGGAAATATGGAGAAGGACCTGTATTGGAAGAGTTGGTGGAACATCTAAAATCGACATACAAATCACATTATACCAACGACCAAAACGACATCCAAACTATTGATGTATTTGCATATAGAGGAACCCTTGCAACAACCTCTATCGATAACGCCATAAAATACCTGATGCGTTACGGAAAGAAAAAGGGCAAGAATGAATTAGACCTTATTAAGGCGATACACTATTTAATTTTAGCCATAGCCTTTGAGAGAAAGCAAGAACTGGTGGCCACTATCACGGCCCAGGCCACAGCCGACCTGGAACTGGCTAACTCAAAATATGGCCGAGCAGTAGAAACCGTACCTCAAGGTGAGGCTAATTACACCTCAGAGGGAATCTTAGAAGAAGAAATAAAATAATGGAAATTATAGGAGCAATCGCAGGATTTTATTTAGCCGTTTTAAATCCTCAGTGGTTCGACAAAGGACCATATGAGTTTGTTCAAGCACATCCGACAGTTGTACATTGCCAGAATGCCTCGAAGAAGGGTGATATATGCACCACCGAGGACCCAATCCAGCAGTACAGAAAGGTCCAAAATTTTAAAGAAGATTACAGCAACACGGCCGACCTGGAATGGGTTGAATGTGACCACGTCCTTGGATGTTATAGTAAGCCGGGCGTACACACGCAACCGAATAGAAGGAACAATGGCTTAAAATACGGAATGAAGTCTTTAGTCTTTAATCCACAAGAAAAACAAGAAAGTTACAAATAAGACTTGACACGTCTGGTGTTTCCTTGTATAATAGTCATAACAAAATTGAATGGAGAAGTATATTATGAAATTAAGTGAACAAACGCTTGAGGTATTAAAGAATTTTGCCTCAATCAATCAGTCGATACTCTTTACAGAGGGTAATGAACTGAACACCGTATCTGTACAAAAGAACGTCTTGGCTTCTGCAACGGTAGCCGAGACCTTTAAATCTTCAAACGGTGAAGATTTTGCGATATATGACCTTAACGAATTTCTTTCCACTCTGTCATTATTCGATGACCCAGAAGTTGAATTTGGTGAGCAATGTGCTACCATCACCGACAAGTTATCGGTAACTCAATATTGGTTTGCCGATAAGGAAATCATCGTATATCCCACCTCAAAGATTGAGATGCCTTCTAGCGAGGTCAAATTCAAATTGACTGCCGCGACTTTAGATAAACTTCAACGAGCAACTGGCACATTAGCAGTTCCCGATTTAGTTATCCGAAGAGGCAAGGACGACCCAAGCAAGGTCGTTGCTGAAGTTCTCGATAAGAGAAACGATACCTCAAACACATTCAGTGTTGAAGTAGGTTCTTATATCGGTGGCGAATCTGATACAGATTTCAAATTTTACTTTTTGACTGAACGTATGAAGATGCTACCAGGCGATTATGATGTTGAAATTTCATCTAAGAAGATTTCAAAATTAACCTCTTCAGATGGTAAACTCATTTATTGGATTGCCCTTGAACAGGACTCGACTTATGAATAAAGATTTTCTGTGGGTAGAAAAATATCGCCCAAAGAAAATTGATGAATGTATTCTCCCAGATTCTCTGAAGGATACATTTAGGGAGTTCTTAGCAAACGGTGATATGCCGAATCTCTTGTTAAGTGGTTCAGCAGGAACAGGTAAAACAACTGTTGCGAAAGCCCTTTGTGAAGAACTTGGCTATACCACGTTAGTTATCAATGGGTCACTTGATAGAAATATCGACACGTTGCGGAATGATATATCCACCTTCGCCTCTACTGTCTCCTTTGATGGTGGGAAGAAGTGTGTTATATTAGACGAAGCGGATTACCTTAATCCACAATCGTTTCAACCCGCTCTGCGTGGCTTTATAGAGCATTTCTCCAAGAATGTAAGGTTCATCTTAACTTGTAATTTCAAGGATAAGATTATTGAACCGATTCACTCTCGCACAACTTACATAGATTTTAGAGTCGGCAAGAAAGAATTGCCACCTCTGATGGGCGAGTTTATGAATCGAATTATTGGTATCCTTGATACGGAAGGTGTTAAGATTGAGAGTAAGCCTGCTTTGGCTGAATTAATCAAACGCCACTTTCCTGATATGCGTAGGACACTAAACGAACTCCAGAGATATTCAGCAGGTGGGGTTGTTGATAATGGCATTCTAGCACGGATAGGTGAAGCCAATATCGATAGTTTGATGGCGATGTTAAAGGATAAAAACTTTACTAATGTGAGACAATGGGTTGTTGACCATATTGACACAGACCCAGTTGCCATCTATCGCCAGATTTATGACCAGATGCACAAGTTTATGGCACCGAGTAGTATTCCACAGGTAGTTTTGCTCATTGCAGACTATCAATATAAACAGGCATTCGTCCAGGATGCTGAAATTAACCTAGTCGCTTTCTTAACTGAAGTGATGGTAGAGGTAGAATGGAAATGAAGCCTATAGGACAGAAAAAAATCTCTCTTAGTCGTTCCGAACTTAAACGTAAAGAGGCGCAGGCTAAGGGCAGACAAAGTTTAAAGAGTACAGTACCGAAAGAACACGCGGAAGATACCATCGGTCTTACCTTGGGTGCTTCCAGTTTTGTTATAGAAGATGATAATGTAAGGAGTGATTCATAATGGATTCATTGGGAAGCCAAACAACCGTTCACGAAAAGATTGACCAGTGGTTAGACGACAGAGGCATTACCGAGAATGGAAAGGTAATGGGTCAAGCGATTAAGACTCTTGAGGAAACTACCGAGTTGCTTGATGCTATAAACCACGACAATTGTGAGGAGATTATGGATGCCATTGGCGACATATATGTAACTCTGCGAGGCGTTTGTAAGGTGAGAAAAATATCATTTGACAAATGTGTTGAAGGGGCGTATAATGAGATTAAAGACCGAAGAGGACATTTGACCTCTGGAGGAACCTTTGTGAAGGAGACAAAAGTATGAAAGATGTATTCCCAGTAGTAACTGAAAAGAAGGCAAGAAAGATTGCCGCAAGAGGTGGCAAAGTTGTATTTGTCCACGTAAAGGCTACTTGCCCAGTTTGTGACGTTTTTCTGCCTGACATATTGAAACCAATTTCTGCTAATCCAAAATATGATGAAATTGAGTTTTATCAAATCAACGAGCCTCTGACATTTCCTGTCGGTGCTCACCCAGTAACATACTTCTTTAGAGATGGTTGGTGCGTACAACATCCATCAGGTCAAGCGCCTAAAGAGACTGTTGAAAATTTGCTTGACACTATCTTTTGTGGTAAATTGGCGCCACTACAACCTTTGAAAGCACCATTCTTAAACATTAATACAGACCAATCACCGCCTAAAATAGGCTAACAATGAGGTATATTATGTTAAAGATATTTGGATTTATAGTAATACTGTCAGCGATTAGTATCACTGGTTGTGCCGACTTAACAACTCTTTTTGAAGAGAAGAAGGCTGAACAAGAACAAGTAGAAGATATGGGTATCTGGAAAGAAAACCCTAATGGCTGATTTATTTAAAGAAATACTACCCGATATCAACTACGGACATACGAATTTAGTCCGCACGGGTGATATGGATGAGGCAGAATTCGGAAGAAATTCCTTCATCATTAATCGTGCCTTGAGTATGAATGTTGATACAGTTTTGTACGCAAATGAAATGAATATCCACTATCAGTTAGACCCTTTGCTTCAATACGACTATTTTATAAATAGTCTAAGGAAGAAGAAACGCTGGTCTAAATGGGCCAAAGCAACAGGACCATCAGCGAATCTTGAACTCATCAAAGAGTATTATAATTATAATGAACAAAGGGCTCGGGAAGTTTTAGACCTTCTCTCCGAATCAGAAATTGAGGAAATACGCCTCAGATTCTCAAAAGGCGGTACTGATAATGCAACCACAAGGACGACACAATGAAGAACTGGTAGATTGGCAACCCTCGGATATGGTAGAGATTACCTTCAAAGAGGACGATGATTTTTTAAAGATTAAAGAAACCCTTACCCGAATGGGTGTTGCATCAAATAGAGATAAAATCCTTTACCAATCAACTCATATTCTTCATAAGCAAGGACAATATTATATTGTTCACTTTAAAGAATTATTTGCCCTAGACGGGAAGCCGACTAACTTAACAAAGGTCGACATAGAAAGAAGAAATGCAATTATACAATTACTCCAAGAGTGGAGTCTATTGACAATAGTTAAACCTGACGCATTAACTCCTATGGGTAATGTGGGACAGTTTAAAATTATATCGTTTAAAGAAAAGCCAGATTGGCAACTAATACCCAAATATAATATAGGGGTCAAATATTAAACGATACATAAGGAATATATTATGGAACAAATATCTATTTGTACGGCCTGCAGAAATGATTAAAATTGAAGAAGAACTAGCAGACGGAACGAATGTATATGGATGGAAATCTGAACCTCCTGAAACTCCCTTTGCCGATGATTATGCTTACTATCTTACAGATAAGAAAATATTTTCTGAGGAAGAATGCAAAGAGTGGAATGATTATCTATTAGACCAAGAAATAATTCTAAAGAACAAATTTAGCCCCGGTCTAAGAGGGTCTGGACGTACTGGTTTAGGACCAGACGCCATAACATCACGATTTCAATATTTTAATCTACTAGAGTTTGAGTTTCATCTCGTAGAACGATTGAAAACCGCAATTTTCGAAGGTATGAAAACTGTTTTTGATGTTTCTGGTAATTCAGATTGGACGAAATCCCTGTATGCAAAGTCTTGGTTCAATGTAATACGACAGGGAGAAGGAATGCAGTTACACTCACATAGTCATCATAGCCGTACGTTATATGGATTTCACGTAAGTATTAATGCGAAAGACACGGCTACAAGTTATTATCATCCGTCAGTTCTTGAAGTAGGTCCAAACGGAGTAGATTTTCTAGATGCTTTTCATAACCCAAACAGAATAGGATACTTGACTTTATTTCCTAATAATATTCTTCACGGCGTATCTCCCAATCAACAAGAAGCCCCAAGAATTTCAATTGCAGGAGATATTACTCCTTTTCTTGGCGATGATTCGTTAGAAAATGCCATAGAAATTGGGAATAATTACGCATAAATAGTTCATATAAACTGGAGAAACAATATGGCAGATATAGATTCAGAACAAGGCGATATAGCAGAAGGTGATTTTGATTGGGGATTTTCCTTTTCTGATACCGATGAAGCCGATAACTCCGCCGTTGTTCAACAAACCTCACAAGCAGTGGCGGCCGACTTAGGCCCGATTACTCAAAAATTAGATGCTATCTTAGCCCTAATTCCTATCGATGGTATATCAAATCCCGAAGAAGTGGATGTTGATTTAAGTGGACTTGATTCCCATTACGCAACCATTGATAATAAACTAGACCGAATTCTCGCATTAGAAACAGTTGATGCACTAACCGCTGGCGATATGCCAGACTTGTCACCTATTTCGGATAAACTGGATAAGATTCTTGCTAAAGAAACTACAGTTAATGCTCCAGAGGTGAATGTAGACTTGAGTGAAATCGAAGCCAAGTTAGAAATTATCGAAACGAATGTGAATGAAGTTCGAGAGATGGATTTTAATGGTGATGGTGAAGTAAATTTCGGTGATATCAATAACCATCTAGCCGACCTACTATCACGGCAAGAGGCAGCCGAAACGGAACTGACCGCCAAGAAGGTTGAGTTTGAAGAGTATAAAGCAAAGAAACTTAAGGCATTGGAACAGTTAATCATTCCATTACTGAAAAACCTAAAGAGCAATCCAGACAAAGCATACATCCATTGGCCGAACCGAGCAGGAGTACTAGATGCACAAATAAGTAAAATTCTATCGATAACCCGTTAAGCCTATGTATGAATATAATGCGAAAGTGAAAAGAGTAGTTGACGGAGATACAGTAGACGCTTATGTGGATTTAGGATTCAAGACCCACCTGGAAATACGAATCAGACTCAAAGGGATAGATACTCCCGAATCACGTACCAGAGACCTTATAGAAAAACGATATGGTCTTGGAGCAAAGCACCGAATGATAGAATTTCTTGAAGGAAATGATAATTCATTTGTTCTTAAATCTTCAGGAGTTGGCAAGTACGGACGATGTTTAGGTGAATTGTTCATACCAGGGCCAGAATTAGAAGATGGTGTAGTGTTGATTTCTATCAACCAACATATGATTCAAGAAGGACACGCAGTACCATACTTCGGAGGCTCTAAGTTACAAGTTAAAGAGGCATTACTGCTACAACGAGATAAATCGAAAGAATATGTAGAAAAACACGTAAAACCACTTGACTAATGACTGCTTATGGTGTATAATGTTATATAATTAAGTGATACTTGAGGGATTATATTATGAAGGACGTTGTTGTACTGGATATAGAAACACTTGGTAGTGTTAATAATTCAGTAATTTTATCAGTAGGGATGGTCGCTTGTGATTCAAACCACGACTATACCTTTAACGAATTAATCGAGAACGGCTATTACGCCAAACTCGATGTCAAAGCCCAAGTGGATGCGGGCAGAAAAATCCACAAAGACACTCTAGAATGGTGGGGCAATCAAGGCACCGCCGCACAGCATATCTTAAAGCCCACAGCCAAAGATATGCACTGGACAAATCTACGAGAAAATATGATTGCCTGGTTAAAAAAACAAGGCGTAGATATCCACAAAGCAAAATACTACTCACGAGGTTCCCACTTCGATTTTGGTATTTTACACGACCTATTCCGCATTACAGAAGGTTGCGATGCAACCGAACTCCCTTGGCGCTTCTGGAACATTCACGATTCAAAGACAGTAGTATTAACATTACTAGACCGTGATGTATGGGAACTTGGTGTTGAGCCTGAAGGATTCATTCATCACGATTGCCTACACGATGCCGCACGAGAATATTTAACAATGGAAACTGCTGTTTATATGTTCCAAGACTCACTATCTAAAAGGGGATGAAATTTATGAAAAATATGCCTATAGAAGATATGAAAGAGCCCAAAGGATATAATGTTTCATTATGCTTTGAGTGGATGAATTGGGACTCTTGTCTTACATTTGAGATTGTCACCGATGGCGAAATTGAAAATAAAGTAGAGATGGTAAAAGATTTAATTGCTTCTTGGGGTGGTATTGTAGAGATGGAAGATGATGGTACCGTTGTCAATCTGAAACAATTCAAAACTGCTTATGTAACACCATCTAAACAAGGATGGGAAGATATGGACCCAATGAAGAAACCGACAAACCTACGGGTGGTACATTGAAAGAATTAACAGATTTCATTAAGATATACGATGGTGTTCTAGCAGAAGAATTGTGCCAAAAGATTATAACTGCTTTTGATTCAGATGACGAATTTTATTTGGATTCATATACAGGCACCCTAGGCACTCCACCCGAGAACGCCCGCACTGGGTACCAAAATCATCGTAATGCAATTGAATTGAATTGTACAAAACGAGCCGCAGTTGCTCCTAAATGGAATGGTATAATGCGAGTGATGAACAATCACGCCGCCCATTTATATAAACGATATTATAACGATTTGATTAAAGATGGCTATCCTAAAGAATTATTATTCAAGCCTGTTACTCTGGAACAATTCAGAATGCACCGATATGACCCAGGCACCCATTACTATAAACAACATATTGACAGTATTGAAGCGACATCCTGTAAACGGATGCTTGTGTTATTGTATTATCTCAATACTGTAGATGAAGGAGGAGAAACTTCCTTCGAGACGATTGACCTTAAAGTAACACCTGTACAAGGAAGAGTGTGTATCGCACCTACGTGGTTTGGATATCCTCACACTGCGGAGATGCCTATTAGTAATCCGAAATATATGATTAAAACATATATTCATTATCCAGGGTGAAAAATGGAAATTTTAATAACGGAAAATGGAGAATTACAATTTTTGGTAGATAAGTGGGATATATTAGTTAATCTATTAGGCATTGGATTCTCTATTGCCTTAGTTGTTGTCGTAATAGTTTCGGCAATCAAAATCGGCTGGCAGTTATGGCCCTACGTTTTCGTGGTCGCCGCTCTAGCATTTCTATTTTCATAGGGGTACTAAATGCCAATCATTGAATTAAAGATATTTAAATACGAATGTGACGAGTGTTCGCAAGACTGGATGATGGTTAATCCAGGCGAGAATAGGGCATTCTTTTGTCCGTATTGTGGTAAGCAACAACCAGTTCAAAGTCTATTCGGTGAGTATACAGATAAAAAGCCGAACCATTATAAACCAAAACCCGGAGCCGAATCGATTACTGAAAGACGAGTAGAGGATAAACGGCGTCCAGGAGCAGTTCCGTGGGATGAAACTTATGAAAGAAGGAAAGTCTCATATGGAGTTGGAGTTATAGAGGTACCAGAGATACCAAAATACACCATAAATCAGGCAGATGAAGAGTGTATTGAGCCATCTGTTGATGAAGTCCTACATCCAATCACAATA